CATTGGTAGATGTAGTTGAGGCATACGACAGGGATTGTGAGCCTGATATTGAGGCTGTATGGAGTGAATTAGAACGCCATGAGCAAGAGGCTTTATGGAAGATGTTAAACGGCAAGCAACAAGCAGCTATTAGAAAAGCAACCTTTAAGGGAGAAGCAGCATGAGTCAATACGATAATTCAAATAAAGGCGGTATCTGGAAAAACGACAAGCGTGAAAGCGATACTCACCCGCATTTTAAAGGCAATGCTGAGGTAGGCGGTGTTGAATATTGGGTGAGTGGATGGTTGCGTAATCCAGATGGCAACCCACAGGCTCCAGCCATGAAGTTTAGTTTTACAGCTAAAGAAAATCAGCCTCACGTCCAACCACCACAACAATCAACGCAGTTACAGCAAGCAAAGGCGGCTGTAGAAGGTGGCTTTGATAAAGCTTTTGATGACGATATTCCATTTTAAATCATACAGCCCCTTAGTTGGGGCTAAGTTGGAGAATAATTATGATGGCAGCAACAACGAATGACATTACGGGAGATCGGCTAACCAGTAGGGGAAATAGTGACAAATTCCGTGATGGATTTGATCGGATATTTGGAAAAAAGGAGACTTTAGTAAGTGAGCCAAAGCGTTTTAAGGACAGAACCAAGTTGGGAATATCGCCCAGTTCTGAGGTAGAAACGTGGGACTGCCGAACCGAAACTGAAAAAGCGGCTGAATCATTGTTAAGCTTAAGATATGACGGCAATAAAATCGAACCAACTTTATGACGTTAAAAGAAAAGTTAGCAGCAAATATAGAAATAGAACTCATTAAAATAGAGATCGCGAATTATGAAGAAGCAATGAGATCTATTAGTAAGTTTGCAGATTACCATCGGTCAAGGATTGCCGTTTTGGAAGGGAGAATTGAAGATGTTAGATCGCGTACTTATTAGGAAGTTCTGTGAGCTGTCAGGCCACGGCTATGACGCAATTTATAAAAAGTGCAATAATGGGGTGTTTACCGAGGGCAAGGAATTTTTTCGCGCTCCCGACAATCACTATTTTATAAGCATATCGGGGTTTGAAAAATGGGTAGAAAGTACACAGGTGTTAGCGCCCGCAGCGAGGCGACAATCGAGATCACGTTCACCTACCAGAATAGTCGGTGTCGAGAGACTGTCAACCTCAAACCTACGCCCGCTAATCTAAAACGGGCTTCTAACCACCGAGCATCAATCCTGCATGAGATCGACACAGGAGTTTTTGATTACGCTGCGGTGTTCCCTGATTCACCCTCATTACATAAGTTTGCTAATCTGATTTTAGACACCACCATTGAGCAAGTATTACGCCACTGGTTGTCGGTCAAGAATCCCCAGCTACAAGCATCGACTAAAGACGGTTATAAGAAGATCGTATTCAATCAACTCATGCCTCAGTTCGGTCATTTGTCTGTCCATGAGTTTCGCGCCCACCATATGAGAGATTGGATTGTCTCTTGTACTGGCATGGGTAATAAGCGAATCATCAATGTTGTGTCTCCTATGCGCTGCGCCCTTCAACTGGCAGTCAAAGACGAGGTGATTGATAAAAACCATTTACACCTATTTGAATATAAACGGGCCGAGACATACGCCCAAGTTAAAGCCAAGGCTTTAAAGCTCGACCCATTCGTCCCTGACGATATGAACCTCATCATCGACACAGCCACGGGCCAAGAACGTAACCTATTCCAAACCGCGTTTTGGTCAGGTATGAGAACAAGCGAACTCTGCGCCCTACTATGGAGCGACATTGATTTCAAGAATGGAACCATTAGTGTCGATAAAGGATTAACCCAAGCATCCGATGAAGCGGAACCACCTAAGACGGTAGCGGGTGAACGATTGATTAAGATGCTGCCCCAAGCTCGTAGAGCGTTACTGGCTCAAAAGGAATATACATTTCTGCAAGACAAAGAAGTCTTTCACGACTCGCTTCATGGCAAGGCGTGGGTGGGCGACCAGCCGATTAGAAAACGCTGGACTGCTATTTTAAGAAAGGCTGGGGTTCGTTATCGCAGACCATACCAAACGAGACACACTTACGCATCGATGATGTTAACGTCTGGCGAGCAATTGGGTTGGTTCAGTAAACAGCTAGGTCATAAGAATGCGAACGTCACCACAAGCATTTACGCTAAATGGATTGAAACTATCGATTCTGATTCAGGAAATCTAATTGATGAGAAATTCGGGGACGGCGGTTCGATTTCCAAACGAGGAACCGAACTGGGAATGTTGGTTAAAAAGTAACCAAAAAGGGTCTAAAATTGGTACAAATGCCACACCCACGCCACAAGCCACTTGTAAGTCATTGATTCATATAGGATAGACGGGGGTTCGACTCCCCCCATCTCCACCACTTGGAAGTAATAAAAGGCAGCGTTTTCAATCACTTGAAGCGTTGCCTTTTTTCATTGTGGCATAATAAACGCCTATATTTGCCACAGATTGCCCTTGTCATGCCACAAGATCTGCCACAGTATTAGATTCTACTAATGGATTTGTTCGGTTTGAAACCGAGAAAGTCTAATCAGGGGGAGGGGTTAATCAAAAACATTTAATAAATAATTAACCCCTCCCCCATAAAAAAGGCCACCTTTCGGCAGCCAAGCTCATAGCGAGCAGGAGAATTACTTTTTCTTCATTACGCTATCAGCCAAACCGCCACCAAAATAAAACATGACGATACTGAGCATAATCCAATCGATTTGAAATTCACTTAATATTCCTTTTACTGCGGCTACGTCTTTATCCATGAACATCATTCCTATAACTAGGCAGTAGGTAGATATATAGGTAATGGCAAACATGGTCGCCAGATAGCGTTGAGCAATTTTAAAGGGAGCATAACTCCGCATTAAGTCTGTCTTGGCTTTTGTCTTAGCCGCAATCATCTCGGTATCAGAAGTATGGAATGAATCTATCAAGTCCATCCCTTTGCTGATAACGTCACCACTACCGAAAATTGTATTTAGAATACCCATGCTAATCTCCTAGTTGGAAGTGAGGCATATCACGGAAACCTTTCCATAAGCCACCCCACTCAAGTTTATAACCAAGCTCACCCGCAGCCTGTAACATCGCCGCAGCAATCAAGGAAAGATGCCCTTCGTCCCAACTAGCTTTGCCGTTAGTGTAAGCGTACAAATCCAAGGCCTTGGATGATTGATGGTAGGAGATGTTGACGCGCCCATCGCATCTCGACTTGCCTGCGGTGAACAGCTTGGCTTGATCTGTAGCGGTACGCAGCCCGCCAAGACTAGGCACACCGAAATCAATAATAGACAACTGTATCGCACGATCTGAAATCTCAATTAATCGAGGGTCTACTCCTGCTCGGTTGTTTAATGAGTTCTTTCCTAGCTTAAACATTATGCCGCCGCCTCATCATATAACTGAGTCATACCTACTCTAAACCGTTGGGTCTCTCCCCACACTGGATCGTAGATCACGGCAGACATTGAGCGTCCTGAACCGTAACCCGCTTGGTGGTGATATTCGTCAACGGCAGCCAAACTGTTCCAGCTTTCAAACAGCATAGCCCCTCCCACCTCGGACTGTTGTTTGTGATGTATGTGGCCAAGGTGACAATATCTAGCCGTGGTGTCACCCCATAGCTTGGCATGGTTCCTTGTGAAATATTCATAGATGCGCTGATGCTTAATGCCTTTGTCGCCGTGATGGCTTGTTAGTAATACACTTTTGTACTGGTAGTGCATAAATTTACTAACATTGGAAAGCACGTTCACCCTCGGTTCATGCTCCCAAAAGACGGATAACATGGAATTGATTACCATGCTTAGATCTTCATCGTGATTTCCACGGGTGTTCATTAGGGTCACGGTTTGATTTAGCTCCAAGGCCCAATCAACGGCTTGTCGATAGATTCTAACGGCTGACTCTACTGAGTCAATCCAGTGGCCAGAATAATCTAACTGGGTCTGAGCCGCCGTTACCCCAGGCGTATTGCAATGTAAAAAATCACCCACGTTAAGGAGTAAAAACTCAGTGCCTTTACCGCAGTTAGTTATGAGTTGCTTAATGGCCTGCAACGTCACCTTTTCTGCAATGGATAAATCCCAATCACCTCCACCGTAATTCCGCTTAACCAACATTCCTATATGAGCATCACCGATGATTACAGTAGCTAGGCGCTCTTTAACGCCCTTGTCAGGCGTGAATGGTAAAGGCTTGTACTTGGTTAGTTCTTGGCTTAAACCGTCTGCCACGCCCTGCAAGTCAGCCACAAGGCTCTCTTTCTTTAGGTCACTCTTGACCCACTGCCGCAGTGGTTCCCCTGTCTGTAAATCGTAATAAGTGGAGATGCCTTTAGCAACGTGTGTACTGGGTACACTTTTAGTCATATCGTTGGAAGGACTCCAGCCACGCCTAGAAGCCTGCTCTTTTGCGCGTTTCAATGTGCGCTCTAAACCACGGTGATTAATACCTAATGCTGTAGCTGCTTTGGCTTGAGAACCATGCTTTATAACAGCGTCAATAATCTGACACTGACGCTCAGTTGCGAACTGCTTTAAGCTCTCTAAATCCATGACTAGCTCCGTAACATAAAGGCCGCAGCAGAAACTAAAGCCGCAATTAGAATGCGAACAAACCATTCGTTGGCACTACTTGTTTTAGAAGTCATTGCTAATTTAATAGCGTGTTGGTCAATGGTTTCACTATGGCGATTAAGGCGGTTATCCTGCACCACGTTATGATCGACCAAATTCTCCAGCTTTATAGAATGCTCGGTTAATTTGATTAACGTCGTACCTAACTGGTCGATTTTAGCCTCAAGCCTGTCAAAACGTGGTGTGTTAGATTCCATTCTTTAGATTCCTTATAGTGCAGTGGGCCAAGTGATTGTGTTGGGGAAACCTTCTTGTTCAGGTATGGCACGCAATGCCTGACGATAAGCGGTCATTTCTGTGGTCATTACCACATCAGATAGCGCATAGAAGTCAGTGGCTGTGATTAGTGCATCACGTTGAGTACGTACACCTGCTGCTGCTGTAGCTGCTAGGGCGGCTGTGTAAGCTGCTTCGTTATCAGCTTTAGATGTTGTTACACCTTCGTCATTGGTAGTGTCACTAAAGGCATCTACAACGACCCATGCTTCAACCCAGTTGCCTAGACCATCCTGCACTGCACCATTGGCATTAACTGCCTGTAGTGAGGTTGTAGAAGGTTTAGGCGCTGCTAGAATTGGATCAATATCCAATAGTGTACATACGTCTGCGTCCCATACTCGTGGGAATGAGCGGTGCTTATTAGCTTGGCGAATCTCGCCTTGAGTGCTAATAGCGCCTGTGGTTTTGTTTCTGTAGTTCATAGTTGATATTTCCTATGTTTGGCTATGCGATTGCTAAGTAAATATATGTGACACTAGACACGTTGATGTTAGTTGCTGCGACTTGATTGACAATGAAACCTGAGTTATCAGGGTCTACTGAGTCGTCTGTGGTTACTTCGGCTGCTGTAGTGTTTAGGCTTAGGTGTGGGTCATTACCAGCGACTATGCCACGAGTTGTATCCCAGTAGAACCAATCACCTGCAGCGTCAGTCCGCTTGATTAGGATGAAACGTGCACCTGCAGCGAAGCCACAGTTGAGTGTTTGGCTTGAGCCGTTGCCAGTGTATGAGCCTACTTTGGAAACGCCCGATACTGAGGCGAAGAGGTATGCTATATATGTTGCTGCATTAGTATTTACTTCGGCCCCTGTACCTACTGTAAAAACACTATCTGTCGGAGTAGTGTTATTCCAAACTGATGAACTTGTTTGTGCTTGATACGTTTGATTCCAATAAAGATACTTAGTATTTCCTGTCGTCTTGTGATAAGTCTGCCAACCGCTAGTAGTGCTTCGGCTCTTGCAAACTATCATTTCTGGAACAACACCAAGCGAATGCGCCAAAGTTCTAGGAGAACCAGTACCCGTATAAGCTACAACATCAAAATAACCTTTTGCTCTTTTCCACATATAGGATATTCTTACGCTCACGGTCGAAGTATCAGAAATCCAACCATTCATGTAATCGAATTTAAAAGACCCGCTAGCTCCCTCTGCCGCTGAGCTATTTGTATTAATATTACGGCCTTGGGTTAGTCTTGCGCTAGATGAAAAACTACCCCCCGAAGTTTCAGGACGCATTCCAAAATCAACAGGGAATCCACTTCTATGTGCAGGGGCTACACCATCACCAGTACTACCAGCCGTATCTATAGCAAACACCTCAGTACCAGCACTAGGCTTTTTCATCATAGGTGCACGAATAGCTATATAGACGATTTCATCATTTCCTGAAAACCACTTGTTTGTGAAGCCTGTGGCTGTTGGAAACAGGTATGCGCCAGTAGACGAGCTTTCAGCTTGATTGGTATTAGGTGAAATGTACCTATACGCTCCCCAATCTAGCCCACGCACGGTATCATGTATTTCCCAATCACCTGAACTGTTGGCTCTCTTACTAAGAATAAATTGAGGTTCCCACCCTAAGTTAATATCATCATTACCCGTTGCCGTATAACTACCACACTTAATCATCTGGTCATCAGCATCTTCGGCTGAGTTGTCAGCGAATAGGTAGGCTACATATGTGACACCGTTAGAGTTAGCATTTGTATTAGTGCCTACAGTGAAGTGGGTATCTGTAGGTGATGTGTTATTCCATGCCGTACTTGACGTATAAGCCGCGTTAGGGGAAGAAAGTGTAATTGATTGACCATTACCTAGTGATGTGTGATAGCCATTCCACCCGTTAGCTACACTTGTTGCCTTAACGAACATCATACCCACAGGCCCATCAAGCCCATGAGCTATCTCACGCCCTGCAACACCATTACCCGTGTAGGTTAAACAGGTAAAAAACTTAGGTGCCTTGCGGAATGTCCATGAGACTATAGGCTGATTATTGGGGTTTATAGCTGCCCCAAAAGAACCTAAGTCAAATCCATCACTATTGAAAGCTTTTAGTGCGTTAGCTCCTCCTGCTGTACCCTGAGCAAGCGATAAATCAGGATAGATGTATTTATTCACCCCTCTCTCTGTGTCGAATACCATGTGATTATTGGTGGTATTTCTATCCTTAAACCAAACCATGCCCCCTTCACCAGCGAGGTCTATGCCATTGACAATAGATCTATTAGCACCCGTACCCGTATACAAATACGTACTAAACACATCAGCAACATTAGCCGCACCGCCACTAGGCTGCCCAGCTATACCCATTCCCATCTTTCTTTCGATAGTCATAGTTTAGCCCATCCCAACAACAGCAGTCCCGTACCAGATGGTTCCACCATCAATCGTTGTGAAGAATAGTACATCCACTCCAGCAGCAGTTAAGGTAGGTGCAGTAGCTGCAGGCCAATCTACGCTTGTAGGCCATGTTACTGTTGCGCTGCCACCATTAGTTAGGATTAGCGTGAATGAACCTGCTGAACCACTTGCTGGAGGGCTAGAGAAGGTTAACGTCTGCGATCCTGAGATAGTCTTAGTCTGTACGTTACCCAATGTAAGGTCTACATCGTTAGCAGCCATAGCCACTGCGGTTTCTGCGTAGTCTTTTAGTACAGGACGCTGGACGATCTGGTCTGCAAAGTTAACTAAGCCAGATAAGGTTCCTCCAGACAAAGGTAATGCTGTTGCAACATCAGTAGCAGTAGCTAATGCAAAGCCTCCAGCAGTAGAACCATCATGGACGACTAACGTGTCCTTAGTTGTGTCAACAGTGACCTCGCGTACTGCCCCTGTAAAAGACCCATGCTCGGAAGTCGTACCACCTCGTAGTTGTAATAATTTACTCATTGTTTATAGACTCCCAAAGTCAATTTGTAGGTTTGAACCAGATACGGTTCCAATATTCGTCATGTTGTTATTCTGTCCATCTAGCGCACCACCGAACTGTGGGGTTGTGTCAGATACAACATCGGTTATTCCTGAGATGATTCCACTCCACGCGGAACCTGTGTAATACTTTAAGACACTTGCAGCCGTATCGAGCCATAAGTCACCAGCACTAGGGCCAGCAGGAGCGGTTGCCGCTATCTTGTACTCATTAGCGTATCGGTTAACATCAGCGATAGAGCCTGCGACTGTGGTTACGTTAGCGTTATTACTAGCCACAGTATTAACATTAGCTATGTCTGCGCCTACTGCATTGACGTTAGCGACTGCGCCTGCAACCGTATTAACATTTGTGATGGCTGCACCAACAACGTCAATTGAGTTGCCAGTGGCTGTAGTTACTGCGGCTGTTATAGAGCCTAAGTCTTCTGAGTAAACTATATTACCTGCAACAATATCCACGTTAGCTTGGTTAGCTGCGGATGGTGCGATAACAGCCCAAGCCGAACTATCCCATACGCTCATTACTTGAGTGGTTGTATTGAAGTACAACGCACCTGTGATTAGAGCGGAACCATCGTTATCAACTGTAGGTGTTGAACTTTTCGCACCTAAATAGCGATCATCAAAAGAGTCGTAAGAGGCTGCGGCATTAGTCTCACTTGTCGCTGCATTAGTGGCTGATGTAGATGCCTCAGATGCTTTAGTGGTTGCTGTGCTGGCTTGCGTGGTCGCTGTAGTTGCTTGAGTGGTTGCTGTAGTAGCACTACCCGCTGCTGCTGTAGCTGATGCGGCACTGTTAGTCTCTGCACCTGTAATAGATGATGCACTATTAGCTGACGCTGTAGCACTTGTAGACGAAGCTGTAGCAGATGTAGCGGATGCTGTAGCACTGGTAGCTGAATTTGTTGCAGAGGTAGCGGCATTAGTTGCGCTTGTACTGCCCTCAGATGCTTTAGTTGATGCTGTAGTGGCCGAGGTAGCGGCGTTAGTTTCTGATGTAGATGCGTTAGTGGCGCTTGTAGCCGACTCAGACGCTTTAGTAGTAGAAGTGGTTGCACTGCCTGCCGAAGACGTAGCACTGCTTGCAGAGGCTGTAGCAGAGGTTGCAGCGTTAGTAGCACTGGTAGCCACTGCACTTGCATCAACGACTAAAGCCCACTTACTAGCTGTTACATCTGAACTTAACGTGCCTGCCGTATGAGCGACCAAACAAATATAGACATTGCTCGTAGCAGAATCCATAACAAGATCGCGCGCAACATAAGCCGTAGTAGTAGCCCAGTTACCTTTCCACTCACCCAATTCATCCGCAACCGATAAGTCGCCGCTAGAGTCATAAGCCAATACCTTGCCAGATCGTTGTGCAACAGTATCAGTGATCTCTACACCGCCTGCATCAGACACAGTGGTTGAGAATCGAATAGTACGGTCAGCCTGCTCTTGAAGCTGCTGGACCATCATAGTCAGTTTATCGTATTGTGCCTCAATTACCTCTGCATCAAACTTACCATAGTTGATAAGATCGACACCTTGGGTTAATGCCAGGCTTCGTAGAATAGTGACGTTACCCGTACCAGCAGCAGGAATATTACCCACCGTGAAGGTGACGTTACCGCCTGACGTATCACCTACGCCAGATAGTGTGTAGTGAGTGTTAAGTGACTTTAGAGTTGTGCCAACGTAGACGTTAATGTCTGTGTCGGCAAAGATTTTAAATGTGTAAGCAAAGACTGACTGTGAGCCGTTACCATTATACGATTGCTTATTAGTAGTGCTAGATACGGTCACTGTAGTCTCCCATGATTTAGAAGATACAGTAACTGTTGTCTACGCGGTTATTAGAAGCTAGGTGTTGCTTCACCCTTCTTCCACCAATAATCTTGGCCACGTTCTGTTTTTATCTTGCGTTCGTACTTCTTGCGGTTCTTTTCAGCCTTTGGATCAGTAAGCTCTTGAAGGTTGTCAAACAATGCACGCTCAAAAATAAGTCTCGCATACCATAGGTTGTTACCAGGTGTGTATCGCTGCATAAACCGAGCAGCCTCACGACCAAGGTTTGTTTCATCACCTGTGAATGGGTCAGTAGCGAAGTCAAAGCCACTCACACCAAGACCGACAACATCTTCTACTAATGACGCACCTGGACCCATTGCTGTAGCCATGACACTATTACCAAACCGACTCTTATTGCCTACACCACTAGCATCAATGAAGTCACCAAAGATCCCTAAGCCACCACCTTGCATCATCGCTGCAAACAAGAAAGCCCCATCCATCTGTCGAGGCTCACGACCTCTTGATATTTCCTTCATCTGGATTGCTAAAGCACCCATAACGCTTAATGATATGCCTAACCTCAGTGCGTAAACACCCACAAACTTTGGCCCACTTCGATACATATGGGTCATAAATTGAGTCATTGAGAACGACTTGTACATCATCGTCATTCTCGCTGCTTCACCCGTAAAGCTACCGCGCTCTTTACCGCCCCATGTTTGAATCGCTCTTACTCTGGCATCAGGCGTTGGCACAGCAAAATCCATTTCTGTGTTCATGGCCTCAAGTATTTTAGTCACAATGTTATCCACAGTTTCTGTGGGTAAGTCTAAATCGTGCATATTCTGTGGTCGGAAATAGCTAGTACCGCCATGCTCTTCAAGTGGCACAGAGCGCATAATCTCCCAATCGTCATCGGTAATGCCATAACGCCTCATCATGCCTTGGAATTTAGTCTCAATCTCAGACAAGGGGTTACCCATCTGCCTAGCCAAGTGCCATTGAAAGTCCAATCCAAATGAATTGCGCTGTCCTTGAGTCCAAGCCGTTAAGCCTGACGCTCTAAACAAGGTTTCAGATATTTTTGAAGCCTTGCCTGCTGGATCCATTTCACCACTAAAACGTGAGCTAACTAATGCTTGTGATGACCACCCATCCATGACCATGCCAAGGTGGGCAGCAAAGGCCCGATCAGACTCATCAGCAGGGTTTAGCTGACCGACTGTGTGCTGTATCGATTTAACAATTGGCAGACCATTAAAAGCCCTAGTCATCTTTCCATACACTGGGTCGGTAATAGAGGATATAGCTGCACCCCCTAACTGAGAAGCCATTAACCAATGTCGAGTAAACGCTGTACCTTTGGCTAAAGATGCTCGGTTAACGTCAACCATGTCAGCCGAACCACTGACAACATTCCACACAGAGTTAACCATGCCCATGTTGCCATCATTCTCTGCAACATCACTGAGGTATTTAAACGCCATATTAGGGTTTGGGCCTAGCACTTCAAGCATAGCTATTTCGCTAGACATGCTGCGAATATGACCTACCATGACGTTAAAAAAGTCGGGACTGCCAAACGCTTCTTGGTATTCAATCCATGAGTCAGCATCTTTAAAAACTAGGAAGCGAGAATCTTGATGACGATTAGCCATCTTGCCATTACCACTAAACGAGCCAGGTACTTTCTTGTTTTGCCCATCTGTTGAAATAGTCTTATAGGACTCACGCAGTGCTTGCATTAATTCATCGTCAGACATAATGCGACCATCAGCGTTAACCATAGCCTCGCGGTTTAACCTTGGCTTATCTGGGTCGGTAAGGTATCCAATCCACGCATCCATATTTCTTTTAGCTGACTCTGTTGGGCCTAATTTATTAATGTCATCTTTTGTTAATCCATTTGGTCGCAATTTCTTATGGAAAGTTGCAGCTTGTGAGACTTTAACTTGGTCGTGAACTTGAGGCATACCCCAATCATTACGCTTAGGTATAAAGCCGCCAGCGCGATTGTATCGCTCTCTAAGGTACTCTGCCGCTTTAGAGAATGCAGCACCAGACTTAGATGCTTTCTCGTTGCCTGTGGCCTCTCCGAATATCTCACGCACTGTGGCGAGTAAGGTGTCACGATCTTGACCCCAACCTAAATGAGTGGTGTGCAAATTCTGTAGCATATCAGCCGCTAGTGAGTGTGCTTGACCCTCAATGGCAGATGATCGGTTATCAATGTTAGACCAAGTTACATCACCCTTATGGCCTTTTAAGTCTTTAACCAAGAGACTAAGTAATCCAGTGGTCTTGTTCTTGCGATGGGACTTAATGTTCTTGGCGTTATTCTCATTGGCAATGCCTTGCAGTACCTTTTGATACTTATTACGCTTGGCAATTAACGTGCGATGCTGGGCTGCTTGCTCAACACCTAATAACTTTGCCTGTTCAGAAGAATGAATACCCTCGGCTTTTAGCTTTGCCTCAAAAACGGAAGCGTCAGTTCGGAGAGCATCTGCCATCATGGGAGATAACGTGCCTGCTTCAATTGCTTGCTGAATACATTTATCAAACTTGCTCATAACATACACACCTTCAGTGATTCGATTCCAGCTATATCATTATCGTCTTCCATTAACGCATCCCTTAGATTAATCGTGTTGCCGTTTTGGTCAAAGGTCACCTGGTCATTAGCCTCGTCAGCCACTATGCGATTAGACTCAGCATCGATGGCATCATTGTTCAGAGGCTCATCTACCTGTTTAAGTTGTGGCTTTAGGCCAGTGATTCTTGGCTGCTTGACTACATTTTTCTTGAGGGCTTGCTCAGACTTAACCACCAACGCTCTCATCTCTGAAACAGTTATATCATCTTTAATTAAGCCAACTTTGCGTAGGGCTTTGATGATGATGTTCTTGAGGGTCATAAAGGTGGTGTCGCTGATCTCTTCACGGGCCATCTTGGAGATGATCTCATCCGCAATTACATCGTCAGCCATGCCTTTATAGGGAGCATTAGGGTTTATGATTTGATTTGTTTGAGGGTCAATGCCAGATAGGTCTACCCACATTTGACGTAACTCAGGGTTGGTCAGTGCTGTGGATTTAATGTCGTTGATAACACCTTGGAAGTCATCGCCAAGTGACTTGCGTAAACCATAGTGACCTATGATCTCTTCTCGCATAACTTGCATGAGGTGGGCTTCATCACGGAATGCTGATGCGTTGATGTGTAGCTCACCCGTTTCTGGGTTAATAGCAGCTTCGATAGTGTTACCAGATTTAGAGTTTCGCAGGTCAGGGCTGTTAATAGAGTCAGGGTCAAAGACTGCGTTAGCCGATCTAACATGAGAGGGATCAAATACAGCAATATGAGTTGATGGTTTATTTACTAATCCTACCGCGTCATCGAGATTAAGAAACTTTACACCTTTAAACCCATCGTGCCTTGCAGAATCTAAAGCCTCAGTCACATCTCCCGACACACCGAAATCATCGTGAGATTTACCTTTAAAATCTACAATAAAAAGATCATCCTCATTTGGTAGTAAAACTTTAGTAATATTCTGGCCATTATTGGGTTGATCGTAAAGTTTAGCCTCCAGCTTTTCAGCTTCAACTATCTTCGCATCGTATTTATCCCAGTCCCCTTTTAATTCGGCAGCATCAGCCTCTTCCATAAGTCTTCTAACTGGAATTGATCTAGCAGAATATTCAGCATAACTCCGCGCTGTCGTTACGTCATCACTGAACCAAAATGCTTTCTTAGCTGACCGAGACATTGTTGTCGCCCCTCGCAACTCAACCAGGAACTCTTTAATATCGCCAGCACTGCCGTGATAAAAAGGGGTGTCAATATCAAAGCCCATTGCCTTAGCTCTAGCCATACGACCCTTTTGAGACATATCTAAGCCTTTAGCCTCGGCTGCTTTCCACGCGGCACTACCCTTGCCGTTATCCATTGAGAAGCGTAAATCACCTTCCACATCAGGGTTGCCCTCATAGACCCTAACCTTAATGTCGTTAGCACCCATTGATGCGGCTATGCGATTAACCGCAGTCTTAACAGCCATCATGCGAGGCGTGTCTGTAGGCGCAACAGCTATTGCCTGGTTAGTCTCTTCGGCTTTATCAACCACATACTGCTCACGGGCCTTTTTAGCTGCGCTATGGTATTCAACTTGCTCAGAATATTGTGTGTCAAGCTCATCCATCTGCTGTTTAAGGGCGATCATGTCACCCTCATCTCTGCGACTAGCCCTTAGATCGTTGTTAGCAATGTTGGCTTCTTCGTTTTGGCGCACAGTGTCTTCACCAATAGACCTGTCAAAGTCAGCCTTTTGGATTTCACGAACAGTAGCTAGATCAGTCTTCTGGTTTAGCTTGCCAGCGGTTTTGATGTCTGCTTTAGCTTGGGCTTGCTTTAGCTCAAGTGTGGTTAGTTTTTGATCAGCAAACTTTTTTAGCTGCTCTTGCTTTGAGTAGAGGTCAGCATCAAACCCCTGCTCTAACTTAAATCGCTCTTGAGCAATAAAGTCTAGTGTGGCTCTAGCGCCATCGACTTCAAGATCAAACCCTTCTAAATACTCAGCCTCAATCGTTTTACCCAAAGAGTCATAGTCAACTTGCCGACCAGCTTCAATGTCGGCCATCGCGGTGTTTAAAGCTTTGAGATGGATCTCTAGCTCACCCACTGTCTTAGCGCCTGTCTCATCGGCAAATGTCTGCAACTCAAGAAGGGCTTGTATGTCCTTTCTTAACTTTCTAGTTTCATGCGTATCAGGTAGTTCTTGCTTGCTAAGTATCTTATCAAAGCCCTTACTAATGCCATGCCCTAAACCATTTAATAGGCCGTTACCAACGCCAGCAGCCGCCATGTTAAATAAAGCATCTTGCAAGTCATAGGGCGACTCAATCTCTTTTTTGTAGTCGTAAACAAATGGCTGAAGTGCCGCCTCTGTCGCTACTCCAATACCAAAACTTCGCGCTGCA